TATTAAATTAAAGTTTTTTTCTAAGTGAGATATTCTATCGTTGTTAAAATTGTCAGCTTCTAGTATATCGTTTAATTCTCCTCTTTTTGAGTCTGCAATAGCAAGTATTTCTTTTTTCTTAGCTAATAATTTAGTTGAAACGGCTTTTGCTCTTTTTACCTCATATTCAGTTTGATAATCTGCTTTTGACATAGCTGTTAAAGAGGCATTGATAGAATTTATAACTCCATCAGCATTTTTAAACCATTGCTCTGTATTTTTTTGATCTGTTTTTAGATTAAGTTTTGATTTTTCACTAGCTAATTCCGCTAGCTTTTGGGCACTACTTTTGTCAAACACTTGATTTACGCCTACAAATGCCGGCACAGGACCAGCTATACCACCTATTTTTTTAACAAGTAAATCCCAATTTGTATTAGAGTCTTGATCATCAACCCAAGCAGTTAATTGAGCTGTTCTTTTTTTATCTTCTTTTTCTTGAATTATAACCTCCGCCATGTTTCTTTTTATCCACTCATCTTCGGACACGTTATCTGGCTTATTTTTTAAACGATTCCAACTTGCTTTTGATACTTCAAAAGCCTTATCCCACTCTGGATTATTTTTCTTTGGCTCGTTTTTGTCTATAACTCGCGAGTAGGTAATGTTACCACTTTTACTAAAACCAACAGGTTCTTTTTTGTAGTTATCTACTTTACTTTGATTATTAACAAAGTCAATAGCGTCTAAAGACGTTTGAGTTATGAACTCAGGAGATAAAACAGTAGCATCGTTAACCTCTGTTAAAACCGCTTGCTCCTCTTCTGTGAGAGAAACTTTTTCGTTGTTCATTGAAGCGTTTAGTAATTCTTCTACGTTTTGACCTAGTTTATCACCTTCTCTATATATTGACTTTGTTTTGTTGGCTTTGTCTTGAGAATAATCTGTGTGACCAAATAATTCTGCAATAGCTAATATCTTACCTTTGTTTGCTTCGTTGCTGGCGTCGTGCTGTTGCCAATCCTCAGAGCCTTTTTGTCTAAAATAATACTGACCACTTGCATCATACTTGTATTCAGTAGGATCTCCATCTCTAACATATGTTTGACCTGGAGCAGCCACCGTGGTATACTCTGGATCTATACTAGCTCTTTGCTCTGCGTCACTCAACACTTGCTCAGTGTGTACAGAATCATTTTTCTCTGACGGCTGTAAATCTCCACTTTCCGACTCGGACTTTGTATTCTTTTCTGACTCCACACCTTGGTCCGCATTTGCAGAGTCGTTTGTCTTTCCCTCTGTCTCAGTATTTGACTCAGGTTTGTCTTTAGTCTCCTTAGAATCAACCTTAGCGTCTTCCTTGAGCTCTTCTTTAGGTTGAGAAGCTTTGTAAGCGTTTAACTTGCTATTAAAGTCTTCTTGACTAAGAGGTGGTTTTATGCTTTGTAATTCTTGTACTTTCTCTAATAAAGTCATTTAATTTAATTTAAATTGTTATCGTCAATATACTTTTGAGCCTTCGCTTTCTTACCTTCTGCTAAATCAAACACAGCAGCGTCTTCCTCTACAAGAGGTAGTTTCATTGTTATAAATTGCTTTAAATAGTTTTTCATAAAATACTCTGCATATTTTTTTTCAAAAATTACTTTATTATCTTGTGACAAAGGTAAGTCTTCTTCGTAAGACCAAGAATGATTACCGGCATTAGCGTTTTGAACCATTTGGTCATCTTCTTCAACGCTAGATTCTTTTCCTATAAAAACATTCCATGCAGCTATGACTTCTTGCTCAGAACTCATAAGACCTGCTACTTCTGCGTTTATAAATGGCTTAGCTTTTATTTCAATCTTGTTTAAATCAAATTGAAGTATGTTTCTACCTTTTCCATTACCTATATCTATTATCTCGTAGTCGTAAGAACCGTCAGTATTTTTTAATATAAACTCATCAGCTATAGCGGCTTGAGGTGTTAGTTTGCCATCTTGAGAAGATCCTTCAGCTAAAATCCCAACTTCTGTCAATAGTTTTAACATGTTATCATTGATAGCAGGTGTTGGTGAAACAAGGTCTGTATCTGAATCTAGTAAAGCTTTTAAAGTATTGCTATTTATAACTAGAGGAGTTTCAATCATAGGTCCTGTAAAAGTTATACGTTGAGAACCATCTTCTATTAAGTCTAAATAAACGTCATAACCTTCTGTTTTAGAAAAACCAGGCTTATTAGTCATTATAGAATTAGCAACCATAAAAACATAGTTGTTGTTAGGATCGTAGTATTCATCTTCAGTTGTAGATAATTGATCTACTAAAGACTCTACAAAAGCTAAAGACTTAGCAGGAGCGGCTTCTATTCTTATTAATTGGTCATGCTCGTATTCACAGCTCTCTCCTATACAATTGCCAGAATCTACCGCCATTTTAAGTTTAGCATATGTTTTACCAGTACCTTTATAGGCGTTGTCTAATAATCCAAACGCGGTGTCTATATTGCTAGCAACATAATTTCTATTGTAAGCTAAAGCATTACTTTGATTAGCTTGCTTTAGCGTTAAATTGTATAGTATATTTTTGTTCTCCATTTTTTAGTTATTAACCTATTTTTCCACCTAAACCACCAGCTATACCTGCTATAGCACCGATTCCACCTGTTATTGCAGCTGTTTGATCTGCTTGCGCTTGTGCTTCTTGACCTCTTAAAGCTGCTATTTGATTAGAAACTCTATTCATAGCAGTTCTTTCTCTTTGTTCAGTCTGACCATAAACAAATTGTCTACCAGAAACATCCGCAGCCTGCATTCTCTGTGCCTCGCTTTTCTTTTGTTGCTGCAGAGTAGCTTCTCCTTCTGCTCTTTTAGCATTATTAGCAGCTTCTTGGCTTTCAATGTTTGCAGCTACACCTTTCTTAGATTGTAAAGCAGCTTGCGCTAAAGCAGTTGCACCACCAGCACTTGCGCCAGTAGCCATAAGCGTGTCCAACGTATTAGCTAAAGCAATATCTGTTTGCTCCATTTGTATTTCAGTAGCTTTCGTAGCTACAGTGAGTCTTTCAAAAGGATTACTTAACATATTGCTTAGACTAGTAACTCCTTCGTAAGGGTTTATTATAGCTTGCCTGTTAGCTTCCATTTGGCGAAGTTTTCCTTCTAATCTTCTTGCTTTTCTTGCTGCTGCTCTTTTAGCTTTTCTAGCGGCGCTACTTCCAAATATAGCACCTCCTATGCTAACCGCTGCGCCAATACCTGCTGCTACTACACTCATATTATTTATTTTTTAATTTTAATTTATCATGCATAACTTCTATACTTACAAGCGGATCATCAAAATCCTCTGCTATTATTTCTTTCATAACATCTTCAACGTTAGTTTTATCTGTAGCATGTACAGTTGTCCATAGAGTGTCTTGATGTATGTATATTAATCTTTTAGTTCCAGGTTGTGTTATGCCACTGTGAGGAGCTTTAAACTGTTCTATACCGTTCTCTGTTAACACAGATACCTTACCTTTTAATATAAAATAAGGATGTTCTTTTTTATGTATACCAGTAGTTATCACTTGACCTTTCGGCATAAATATCTCTCTTATATAACAACCACCAGCAAATGTATGCTTTAGTGGATTTACTTTATTAACCTCTTCGTTTTGTCCAGGAGAATTACCATCGCCATAAGAACCTGGTAAGTTTACTAGCTGCTCTTCAAATTTCATTATATTGTCTCTAAAATGATTTATTCTTTGAAGATCTTGATTTATTTTTTTATCTATTAAAGACTGTTCCATTTAATTAAATTTAATACCCGTTATTCATACTGTACGTGCTTTCTACTGAAAATAAAGATTTTTCACCGCCAAAGTCTGTTGTAAGATCTGTTGACATTTTTACAGTAGAATAATAACCTTTTATACCGCTTATTTGGTTTCCAAATATAATCTCTCCGGCTGAAGCTAAAGAATCGTTTATTAAATTAGCAACATATTTGTTTTCTTTTAAATTAAAGCCAGAGTAATATCTAGGCAACGGTGGATTCGAGTTTGAAAATACAGCAGCATAATCATTACTACTTGTTTCTGCACTAAAAAACAATTCAGATACTTCAGTAAATGTAACGGGTTGTGATAAAACTAAGTCGCCAGTGGAAACATCATATGAAACAACTGTGAGAAAACCTCCAGGTATTTGTTCGCCACTTACTTCACCACCTGCTAATATATAACCCCCTACACTGTTCACGTCTAAAGTCATACTTGCACTATTCGTTACAATAGGAGCTAAAGCTTTTCCCTCTGTTAATATATATTCTCCTTCGTATAAACTAGAAATTTCTGCAGTGAAATCGTTGCTAATATTCCAATTACCACTTATTCCTAAAGTAGGACTTGTTTCGTCGCTAACAAAACTATCCACTTGCCAACCATTGCTTCCTTCGTAACCTATTGTTTTAAAAGATTTAGAGTTAGTAGGATTAGGATTAAAGACAAATGTAATAGAAGAAGGTTTTTCTACCCCATAAAAACTATTTCTATTAACGCTGTTGTCATTGTGTCTCCACAGGTTTACACTTGAGTCAGTAAAAAGTAAAGGTACACTAGCAGAGAGTACTATAGAAGTATCAACAACCACCACGCCTGTGTTAAACGACGTTGGCGTATAACTAAGAACGCTAACCGTTAATCCAGGTGGAATTAATGTTGAAGTTACTAAAGACCCAACAGGTATATCACCATTGACAAATGTAACTGGAAACGAGGTAGATCCAAGACTATTAACTGTAGTTGAAGCAAGATCATTGTAGCTTGTTGTTTTAACAGAATAAAAATTATTTCTTAAACTAAACATTTGATCTGGTACATAACTATGAAAGCTAACCCAGCCTTTTGCTCTTTCATCAAAGACCAAAGTTGGATCTACTCTTCTTGTTGCTATTAGTGGAGATCTACTTGTTCTACTTCGCTGTAAAGAAACAACATATTCACTTGAGTATATATCCCAAGCTCCTAATATTCTACCTTCGCCTGTTAAGCTAGTTGTTCTAACTAATTCATCTCTAAAAAAGTCTTTCATACCATAAGAAGATATCTCTTCAATGCCACCTGACAATCTTAAAACAGCGTTATTGTTTTTATCTGAAAAATACTTATTATTACCATAAATAGCAAAGCTCTCTGGGTTTTTAGATATTCCGTATTTACCAGGATAAGGTTGAATAACACCTATAACTAAATTACTAGCCGTAACTGTGCCTCCTCCTTCTGCTGAGTATATCGCATCTTTATCTATCAATGCTCTACTAACTTTTAACTCTTGAAAAACATTTAAGTTAGTATCTTCTGCATAAAGTTTTTGTATCGACCCATTTGCTGGATCAGCAGATTTAGTTATATCTTCTCCTACTGAAAATACGTTTGTTTGGTTTATACCCGTCCTTGAATTAAATATACCCGAATATATTAAAGTATTAAATCTTCTAGTTCCATTAGGTTCATCTTCAACTAAATAAGCTTTAGCTCCAAAGTCAACAGATGTATTGTTGTATCCACCTCTAATTCTAGATTCTTCAATAGCCCAACTAGCGTCTCTATTTACATCAAGAACTGGTTGTCCACCAATATCCGTAGGTATTCCAAACGAACCATTCCAAATAACTTTCTCCGCGTTATTGTTTACTTTTTTTAAAAGAAAAGTATTGAAATATTTTACCTCTATTATTGAACCTGCCATATTTAATTATTACTTATTTTATTTTTAAATTACTCTATATTATACTAAAGTTGAATTGAGACACATTGTCGGATCTAACGGCTTGATTACAAAATAAAGTAGGTGTGGCTAATACACCACCACCACAGCCATTAAAACATTGTTCATTGTTTTGCAATTGCGCTTGAACTCCTCTCGTGACTCCTAAAGGAGTAAGCTCAGGTTCGCTATTAACGTTATATGGTTGATCTGTAAACGGCGGCGCCCAGCCAGCGTAACTAACTCTGTCCAACACCCAAGAAGAAGCTAGCCACTGACTGTAACTATACATACCCCATAAATCTTGTAAAGCCTGATAGTCATCACCAGGAGCAAAATACCAAGGACTAAGATTTGCGTTAAAGGCACCATGATAGCTGTAAGCATATTGTGGAAACGTGCCATTTGGATCTAACACATATGGTGCTGAGGCGCTATTTGATGGCAAGCTTGTATCGTAGTAGAATTTTTTTTGTGGCGCAGAAAAGGGTGGGTTGGATATGTAAATATTTTTAACTCTAGGAGTTCTAGCGCCAACATCATTTCTTAAACCTTGATCTGGCCAACCATTTCCAGGAACATAAACACCACCATTCTCTTCTGCGTTTATATCTACAAATAACTTCTCACACCCACTCAACTCTCCTGCAAGGTTTTCGTAGGTCCATCTTTTTCCATCAGTACTTACGTCTGTTACCTTTATTAAGCTATTTATTAAAGGGGGTTGCTCCCAGCTTGCTGCTTCTGGGAATAAGCTAAGATCTTGGAATTGAACTTTGTGACCAACCGAACCTAGTGGAGTGTTTTTAGGTATTGTTATTGTATTAGAATTATTTTCTACTATTCCTGTAGAATAATCCACTAAATCTAGGCTTGGAGAAATTCTAGGTGCGCAACATGAATCCATGCCTGGTGCATTGTTTTGAAAAAATCCAGCTGCATACAGGTACCAACCTACGTCAGAACTACCAGCCCCAGGAGTGTCGGCTTTAATACGTATTAAAGTAGAAGGAAAATAATGCCACATAGTATTACCCCCCGAGTCGCGTAAACAGTTATTACCACAAACGTCTGGATCACCGTTTTGAACGTACCAATTGTTTGGACCCCGCCCAAATTGGTTGAAGGGATTGTTTCCATCTCCAATAGCGTTAAGCTCTAAAGCATCTGATTCTTGAAGTTTATTCCAAATATTATCTCTTCCTAGCTCAAGCCTCATGTCTATTTCAAATTGTTGAAACACTATGGTTCCAGCATCTTGAACAGCTAAAGTAACTATATACAAAGCAGCGGGCAACCCTGGATTTTGTGCAAATTTATTGAAAAGTTTTCCTGCAATTTGCCCTTGAAGAGATCCGCTTGACGATAATTCAAATATAGGATCTCCATTAAATAAAGCAAAATCCCCCGCGGCATTACCTATTCTTTGATCCCACACCTTTGTTCCTGCAAACTGACCGTTTTGATCTACAAACTCAACGTCTAATTTAGATAGCGGTTGACCAGAGCTTCCTAAAACCTGATTAGCAGCTCCATTATTAGCGTATACTTGTGCTATAAGAGGTTTCGATTTTACTGTTCTAATTGGAACACTAGCTGGTATCTGGCTAGGTGGATTTGCACCTGGTCCATAATCTGTTTGATTCTGTGGAGAGTCTCCGTCAAAAGCTTCAATTAAAAAGAACTCAGGGCTCTCATTTCCTAAATTTGCAGTTCTAGTGACTATATTATCTTGACCATCTATTCTTATTTTAAAATTAAAAGTAAATTGTCTAGCAGGTTGATTGTTTCCATAATAAACATTGCCCCAGTAGTTAAGCACGTTATTAACACTTGGCACCGAATTCACCGAAGTTGTTTGTATTTGCCAAGGACCACCGCCAGTGTTAAATCCAGTGTCTATCAGTCTAAAGTAATCGTATTGAGTATTATCACCATTAACATTTAGAGGCGGGTTATTGTTGTCAAAAATACTATCTATTTCAACAAAATCAGGATCAGGGGCACCAGTAACTGGATCGAGTCTATTTGGGTTGAGTGTTATTGTAACACCAAAGTTATCTACGACTCTAAAGCCATTACCATTTAATATAAATCCGTCTTGAGCTAAACCTTCTGTGAAATCACTAGGATTCCAAGTTATATTTGAACCTCCTGGTTGTGATTGATTGTTTAGTATAGAATCATTAAGATCTGATACTACTCCAGAAGTAGAAGTTTCCCAGAATATATCAATTGCACTCTCAGTTGCTTCTGTTTCATAAACAGCTAAGTACTGTATTCCTGGAGTATCTAAAGCAAAAGCGGGTATTGAAGTGGTTCCTCCAGTTGGCGTAAACACTAGTTCAACTCCTGGTGTTAATGTAATTGTTCTAGTAAATCCGTCTTTTCCTTGTAAGGTTATGTCCATAACTCCAGCTGCAGGTATAGCTCCACCTCCAACAGCTGTGTTAGACAAAATGTAAGTGTCATCTGGAATACCTTGACCTGAGACTAAAGCATTTATTAAAGAGGAAGTAGCAGGGTTATTAGACACGTTTGACACTGAAAACGAGTTTGAGGTTATTGGTGCTGTGTCACCTGGGTTTGCACCTATAATTTCTCCAGATGAAGGACTAAAGTTTGTATTTGCTAATTGTCCTATTTGAGATACCGTAGATATTCTAGCTACTAACGGATTAGACTCTAAAGAATAAAACTGAGGAAATAAATTTGGTTGCTTAGGATTTGATGGATCGAAATCAAACAAATCATTAAGCGTCGATATAACAGTAACGGTATCTGTAGATGTTCCTGGATAATACTGAACATTTGTTTCACCTGAAGTAATAGGGTTTGTTGGAATCACGTTTTGGACTCTACCAAACAACTGTATTGAACTTCTAAACTGTCTTTGATCAGGACCTACTTCCGTTAAATCTCTAGGTATTTTATTTATATTATCGTTTATAAGAACAGCGTGAGAAGTTTGCCCTACTTCCAATGTTTGATCAATTGGATAAGAAGCCATTATACCAGGTAGGTATACATTATAGTATTCTTGCTCTGTTTGTTTTACAACTATCTTATATGAATACCATCCAAGAGGATTATACTCAAGGCTAGACGTATCGCCATTATATCTATTTCCATTTATAGGATTATTCACTAAAATCTTCAAAGAATTTCCAGGCCAATCAGTCACTCCTCCATTTAATTCTTCATCTATATAAGGAGAATATAAAGTAGATCCAGCGTACTCTCTACCATTTACAGTAATAGAGGTTTCGTTATTAGAAAGTATAACACTAGACTGTCTTCCATATCTATCTGATAAAACAAAACCGACTTGATAGTTTCTATTTCCTTTAACAGAACTACTAGGGTATTCTATCTTACTAGTTGTGTTTTCAACTTGTCCTCCAGGCTCAAACACAAGAATAACACTTCCCACTGGAAACGTTACCGTGTTATTTAAAGTTATAATTGCCTCTGTACTATTAGCAAGGGTGAAAGTAGCTATCTGCCCTATTGTAAAACTTGCTACTCCGTTTAATTGAACATTGAAAACACCTTCAGTGAGCTCTGTAACACCTGTAACAAGAAGTCCACTTGTACCAACTCCAGATAATTCAGATCCAATAGGTATAAAGTTAGAAGTGTTAGCTACGGTTATAATAGAATTAATGTTTGTATTGACAACATCACTAGTTACACTTACACCTGACCCATTGTTATTAGTTGAAACAACTATTGTGCCGAATGGTATATTAACGCCAAACTCATTAGAAGTAACCACTGCGCCTGGAAAAAATCCTCCAGGAGGAAGAATTATTTGGCTAAGATCAATATCTAAAGGGTCACCTGCAGGTATAGTACCAGCTCCAATATAAGTAGCAGTTACTTCATTTAAACTAAAATCAGCCTTAGCAGTTACCGCTACATTATAATCTATAAACGCTGGAGGATCTATTTTGTTTAAAAAATTACCATACATCACTCTATTACCTGAAACCTCTTGAGCCAATGCTCTAACTGGTATTTTATCAAAAACCCTAACTAAATCTGCTGATGGAAGAGTTTTTGTTGGTTTAGTTGATCTGTATTTAAAAACAAAATAATTAGGACTACCTATTGTCAAAAGAACATCGTCATCAAGAGTCAAAGCTGTTGGACTGATTAATATGTCACCATTAAACTGGTTGCTAGGATTTGTTGGTGTAAAACTAACAACGGTGGTTCCTTCTGGTATACCAACACCTGATATTAAATCTCCAGGAGATATACCCCCTTGAATATTTTTAACTGGTATTATAGTACTAGGACCTACAACTGATATGTCAGTTAAACATACAGCCGATTGATTATATACTTTATCTATAGGAACTGTTTCTACAACTTTTACAGCTACAGCGTCAGATTCTTTATATAGTATATCTATTTCTTTTATTTTTAAAGCATCTTCTAACGTGTAGTTAGTGAAAGGAAGAGGTATTCTTAAGTCTATACTATTTACTTTATTTTCTACAAAATAAACAACACTACTTCTATAAGCTTCATCTTGATCGTTTTTTTCTTGACTTGGGCTTTCAGCAAACATGAAGTAACCGTCTTGCTTAGGTATAAATGCTATTTGCGTGAAAGGAGCAAAAATAGAATATTCATTATCAACAAACCTAAATCTATAGCTAAATCTAGCAAACTTACTTTCTAAATAGTCTGGATCACCTCCAAAAGTTGCTTGGTAATATGGGTTTGAATTAAAAACTAATACTTGATTATTAGCAACTGTTATAGCTCCGCTTAAAGTTATATCATAACTCAATGGAGTTCCTGTTGGTGGCACTTGAGCTATAGAGTTAACAACAAACCCCGTGTCTGTAAGCGTGTTGTCTTGTGTATTTAACAAAGAAACCGTAGCTGGTTGTCCATAGACATTACTCGTGCCAACTTGAATTTCACCTATAATATTGTCTATGTTTATAACTGTTTGAGTAGTTTGTTGCGATGTTGATAAAGCCCTTCCTCCGTTAGGTAAAAATAAACTACTAACATCTTTCATTGTAGTTTCATAATCCCCTGGGCTTAAAACGCTCTTCTCCCATAACTCCATACAATCGTGCGGATTGTACTTAGCTACTGATATTTGATCTTCTGTTGTATAAAAAGTAGGAGAAGACTGTGGCGTAGGGTTAGCAAGTTTTATATTTATAACCCTAGGCTGGTTTCTGTTATCTGTAAAAAATAATAGATTTTCTAAAACATTTACGCCAGTTATTTGATTAGTGGTAGAAAAGTTAAGAAACTCACCTTGAACTAACACTGTGGATAAATTAGATAATACGTTAGTGGATATTATAAAGTTTTTAGCAGTAGGATTATACACGTATCTATTAGGGTTCGCGTCTGTGTAATTAGTAAAAAACAAATAAACAGTATTGTTTATTTCGTCTGAAAAAGTACCTATACATATAATATTTGAAACTCCAGTTAAAGCCTTGTAATCTTGTATTGCTACGTTGCCTAATATGTTCTCTAAGCTACCTACCTTAGATCCTTCAGATTTACTTATTTGAGCATTTTGCGCATCTCTGTATTCACCCTCTGGTAATATACGTGCATCCAAGTCTTTGTTCATCTTGGATTTTAAAAAAGTATTTTGAACTTTAGCCATTAAATTTTAGTGTTTAATCCATTTAGATTTACCTCTCATTACTTGAACTATCTCGTCAAGCTTAATATTAGATAACCTTATTTTTGCATTTCTTAATTTAGCTCTTCTGTCTTTTTGAAGTCTTTGAACTAAGTACTCTTGTTGTCCTGATCTTGTAGATACTATAGAATGTAATATAGACGCGTATAGAGCATCTTCAGCTAGCTTAGGAACTTTAGTATCATTGTCGTACCCTAAACCATCAGAGATGTATTCTAATACAATAAGCTTATTAGCTAAGTTGCTAGAAAAAGACATTTTACCTTCTCTTTCGTTTAGTGTAAACCAACCATTAGTTTGAGATGTTTGAGGATCAAGACCGTATCGTCTACCCCAATTAAAATCTCCATTTAAACCATTGTAACTAGCCCAATAAGCAAAGTCATCTATGTTGTTAAAGAATTGACCATTAATTAAGTTATCGTTAGCATTTGCCCAACGATCTTCTGTTATAGAAGTTCCTTCTAAATTATCAGCAAAATTACTTTGAATAGGAATTCCTTGAGCATCTTGTATAGGATTCTTGTATGGGTTTATAGTTAGATTATTTGCTGGGTATATAATTCTTTTTACTCCTAATTGGTCTATCCAAGAAACTCTAACATAATTAACGTAGTCTTGGGGTATTGCTACACTTAGGCTAGGTGGTATGCTGAGCTCTTGCGAATGAATACTCTTTAATGTATCATAGCTAAACTCTTGTAAACTTCTTTTAGCAAAAAACAATACATCTGACTTTTTAGCAGTTTGTATTATTTTGCCATCACCTACATATCCAACCATAAAGTTGTCAATTGCGTCATCTAGTTTTATGTATTCATAGCTTCCGTAATTATCTTCAACCGTTGTTCCAAAAGCGTCACCATTTCCATAATTACCACCGTCTAGTGATTTTAGTTGAACTACAACATAGGTTCCAATAGCTGGAGGAATTGGAACTGCCACCGTACCTAGAGTTATAGTATTATTAGACACAACATATTCCGTAGTGTATTCTAAAAAAGTACCAGGTAATCCGCTTGGACTCGTATATAATTTGAAGTTGTTTAAAGCATAATTAGCCTCTGTCGGATCATAATTTCCAAACGCTAAATCAGTGTCAAACGTTGTAACGAAAGAACTTGAGCCATCAGCTACAAACCCTTGAGCTCCTTGGTAATATTGTTGATTTGTTTCTGTTATTAAACTCATTTATTTAAGATTTTTCGTTAGCTTGTACCTCAGCTGTTTCCTGAGATGCAATATCTATAATTGTTGGATCGTTTATTATTATGCCGCAATATTTTAATACACGAATAATTATATTACTTGATTCTGTATTTGACAGCTGAAAATCTACAGAATTACCCGCAGAGAAAATATATTGATTTCTGCTACCAATCTGAAATGACCAGTTTGGTGTAATAGGGGAAACTATGCAGTTAACAGTTACAGTCGATGGTTGAGGTGATATCGTAAGTCCGACAGTTTCTAGTGGAGTTACAGTTCTTGTGCTAGCGTAAGCTATAGGAAAATTTTGTGTAGGAGCTGTTAGTTTTGATCTAGTTATTTTGTTAAAATCAGATCTTGTAACAAGCTGTGTTATATATTCACCTCCAGAAGAAGATGCTTGAGGGTTGGTGTTTCCAACTAAAGAAGAATCATACTTTGATAATATGTCACCCATCCAGTAAATTTCAGCTTCATATATTCCAAAATTAAGACCTATAGGGTTATAAGTCCAAGTAGCTTGGGGTGAAGTTATGTCATACGTAAAATCTAAATCTTTTATAAAAGGATATAGCTTTTCGTTTTGGTTTTTAAATATATTAAAAAACTCTGTATCGTTTTGGGTGTTATTTTGATTTTGACGGTTTAATTGATTTCCATCTGGAAAATATGATTCAAATATTTCTGACTGAACCTGCGAAGCTATGTTATTAAACTCTTGAGGCGTTATGTATCCTCTTTGCTCTTTATTAATAATCTGCAAGACTGTTTGATATACTGCATTTACACTTACCATTTTTTTTTATTTTTGTATACTAAAAAGGCGGCCTAAACCGCCTTATACTAGTATCACATGTTATTATAGTTTTTTATCTATAGACTTATAGATTTCTACTCCTTCGTCTGTTTTTAAGAAAGCCGCAAACGCTGAGTAAGGGTTTTCGTCAAAAGGAACGTTCATTAATTTTCTATCGTTTGATCCCCATGTAAATGTTCTTTGATCTTGCGATAATCTTATAATGCCAACTTCCTGTGCTCTAATAGCAAAATTCCTTAGTTGTACATTTTCGTCATTAGCTAAGTTTAAGAACAATGCTGGATTGTTTCTAGCAAACAATAGTAAGTCTCTTTTAAGTTCTTTAGAACTCATTGAATTTACCTTAGATCCCATCTCAACTCTTAATATAGCTTCTCCGTGATCTACATCCATACCTCTAGCTGCATTTAATGCATCTATTTGAAGATCTAAAATATCTAAATCATCAGAAGCTTCTGCAACTGCGCTAAACTCTTGATATAATTTACCTTTCAAAGGGTGGTATATTGATAGTAATTTTTGTAGGTTCTGCTGTTCTTTTGAAACTTGCAGAGTACCTCCGTGAAACCTAATATGTCCCATTGTAACCTCCCCTTTTTGTTCATCTACTAAGGGTGAGTCCTGATTGGTTGCATATCTTATCTCTCTTTGTTTTCCAGTTTTTGCATCAAAATATAACAATGCATGTTTCCTAGTGTGCTTTCCAGGTATTGTTAATGTTAAAGGGTTTTTATTGCCTGTCAGGTAATAAACTCTATCTTTGATTTCCCATTCAGGTTTTGAGGGTTTTACTGGAGCAGCCATTATCGTTTGTACTGCTTCTTCTTGAGGTGCAACCTCAATTTGCTTTGCTTTAGCTTGTTTAGCCATAATATAATAAAATTAAATAGTTTAAAAATGTGACAATAGCCTTAGTATATAAGTAGTAAGGGGCTAATGTCATATAAAAACCCCCGCCCGAAGGCAGGGATTGTTATTAATATTGAATCATTAGATTCCTTTGAAAAGTACAAAGTTGTTAGCAGCTTGAGTTACTAAACATCTTTCAGATAGGAAGTTTACTTCCATAGCATCCAGAGTAGAAGTAAATGCTCCACCTGCAGAACCAGTTAACCAAGACTTCATACGTCTGTCATCTCCTTGAGAAGCTCTGTATCGTACGTGTAAGAATGGTCGACGTATATTTGTACCTAGTACTTGATCGTAAACTGTAGAAGTTCCAGCTGGTACTAATACACCTTCGATAGAACTAATACCTGTGATAGCTCCACGAGTAGAAGCGTCATTTAAGTATTTCCAGTCAGTCTTATAGAAATCGTAAGATCCTCTACGGAATCCGCTAAATCCTAAATTCAAAGCCATTTCTTCTGAGTTTTCAAATAAACCAAAAGCAGTTCCACCGGCGAATCCACCAGAGATGCCAGCTAGCATATCGTCAAAATCAAGAGATGTTTGTCTTTGTAAGAATAACATGTTCTCTTCAATAGCACCTTGAGTGTCTAAATTCTTAAGGATACCGTCAAATTCGTCAAGTCCAGCAGCAGCAGTAAATCCTACTTCTACATTTCCACGAGTTTGAATAGCAGCAAATAAACCTTCAGTACCAGCAAGTCCAGTAGCAGCAGGTACACCAGCTTGAGCGATTTGGTTATACTCACCTTCTACCATTGCCATTTCTAAGTAATCTTCAAAACGTAAACGAGTTTCAGATTCAGCTTTTAAATACCATAAGTATCCAGATGCACCGTCTTCAGTTGCAACTTCAACCCATCCGATTTGAGCCATATCAGATCCAGATACAGTGTATTGGCTTCTGATGATGATTGGAGAGTTAGAAAATTGAGTTAGTTGAGGTTCAACAGATACATATCCATTAGCAGCAGCTCCAGCAGCAGCAGTACTTGAATTTAAGAATTGGCCTTTTTGGTAAGCAGAACCGTATACAAATACTTTGATTCCAGCACCAACAGTAATTCCATTAGCAGCAGCTTCTAAAGAAGCGTTGTTAAAAGGAGTTACAGTGAATTGACCAACACCACCACCTGCACCAGGTGTACTAGCAGTAACTAAAGCTTTTGCTTCAGCTCCAGTCGCTGGATCTAAAATAACAACCGTATCGTTAGGAGAAATAACATTTGTTACTCCAGCAGGAAGGGTTATAACGTTAGAAGCAGCTCCACCTGTAGCAACTACTGTTGCATTGTCGTAAGAGACGTGTAATCTATTTTGTTCTGACCAAATTACTTGATCACTTGTCATTGGCATTTCAGCGCCAACCATTTTTAAGAATCCTGATAACGTACGGTTTCCGTAACGCTCTACTTCAGCTTCATAAATTTCTGGCAGATATTGCTGTGCAAAATCACTTGTGCCGTTGTTAAATTGTAGGTAGTTAGTCGCAAGTAATTGTTGTGCCTGCGAAGGGATTAAACCACCAAATTGAGGAGTTAAACTCATAATTGTTTGTTTTTTTAGTTAAATTTTCGTTTTTTAATTTTAAGTTTTGTAGAGTCAGAACCTGAAATTGCTCTTACCTTAAATCCGTCAATAAAAACATCTCCTTGAGTTGACCTAGCTTGTGTGTTGCTTGGGTTCTTAGATCTGTTAACGACATCTTTTACAGCATCGGCTTTTCCTTGCTCATAAAAATGAGCTGCGATCTTGTCTACATTGTCAGCAGCGTATATAGCTTTGTGATAACCTTTCGTATCTTTAACATTACCTTCTTCGTCTAGGAACTTCCCGACAAGGTTTGTTATGTTTGATTGGTTTTCTGCAACTTTATCACGATTCTGAATATTGTACTTATAGTTCTTGTCACCAACTTTAATATCGAAACCTTCGAAATTGTTGTTAAAAAGCTCTTTAGTACTTTCTTGGAATTGTGCATGCTGTTGCTCAGCTGTTTCCTGTTGCTTATTGTAGCGGTTGAAAAAATCAGTGGCTTTTTGTTGTTCTTGAGTAACGCCCGGTCTCAACTTGATCTCGTCGTAATATTTACTCTTCGTTTCTTCTAAAAAACCTTTGGCTTTAGCAACCTCTTCTTTAAATGCAAGTTTTTTCTTGCGTATATCCCTTTCTTCGTCTAGATCTTCGTCATAGTCAAAATCTTCAACTAATAATTCGATGTCACTACTATCTAAGTAAGGTTTATTTTTTTTATAGTATTCTACTAATAAAGTTTTTTCATCAACATCTGAATAGTCAGTGTTTAGTCTAGTATAATCTTGAATTGTTCCACCAGTGTCTTCCATGAAAGAAATTAGTTTCTCAATGTTCTCAGGTAGTGCTTTGCCAAGAATTCTTTCGTCTTGTATTGCTTTCTCTACTTGAGCTTCAACTTTTTCAGTCTCTGTTACTTCTTTGATTGGAGAAAACCCTTCAACATCCGCGTTGGACTCTTGTACAGGTTCTCCCACCTTTGTGCTATCTCCGGATGGTTCTTCCACAGATACTTCCTTTGTTTCTCCGATTTGAATGGCATCTTCGCTTGGTATTACCACTTTAGTAATTTCTGGAGCTGTTTCAATCAAAGGTTCTTTGATATTAACTTTAACCGGTTCATTACTAGGTGTTGTTAATTTTTTTGGAGTTCTTTTTTTAATCTTAAACTCACCTTCCTGCTTAACAGGTTCATTTGTTTTTACTTCTGACATAATATAATAAAATTAAATAATTAATAAACCTACATCGCGGTAGGAACTTCTGCGTTTTCTTGCTCAAAATCAAAAGGCATTAAATCGTTTTTCCTTTGAGTTATCATTTTACTTTGTTGCGTACCTTCCATTTGTATACGCTTATCTTTTCTATCTTCTATTTCTTTTTCTTTCTGCTGAACAGCTTGCATATCCATCTGTTTCAATTGCATATCAAAATTGAATTGAGCTTGCATCTTTTGTTGTTCTAACTGAGCAGCTGTTTCCATCCTAGCAATTTCCATTTGAGATCTAGCTTGTTCATATTGAACTTTAGAGCCACTTATAGCTTCTTGCTTTTGGACTTCAGTCATCGCTATTTTCTCAGCAGCATCTGCTTGAGACTCAGATTGAGCTCTTATGTTAGCTTGAGCGTTTTCTTGATCTTGTTTAGCTTTAGACTTTCTTTTTACTTTAAGAAGTTGATTAGCTAATTTAAGATTTTTTATTTGTCTTAAATCAATAGCGTCTTCAAGGTCTATGCCTCCTTGCTGCAATGCAACTTGTATATTAGCTTCTAATTGTTGTTGCTCTTCATCATCAGGTTCTAGTTCTAAGAAAATACCAAAATCATGTAGATTTAAGTTAGAAACTTCTTGAAGAGTGTTAACATTGTAATTGCTTATTGAGTTCTTTAAAGACTCAGCTGTTAATGGAAACTCTAGAGCATCAGCTATCTTAAGAGCTATGTTTTCAGCAACTCTAAGAGTTAAGTATGCGCTAGCTTGCTTGATATGTCTAGTTGCTACGTTGGATGCGTTAGCGGCCATCTTTTGCAAGCCTACTAAAGTACCTTTGTCTGGCGTAGTTCCATCTCTAGCTTCGTTTAATCCTGTCACATCACGGATCATTTGTAAGTAATATTGATAGGTTTGAATAAGACTTTGTATCTTGCCTTGACCGCTTGAGCTGTTAAGTTCTTGAATAGGTATTTTACCTGGATTCATGTCACCGTCTTGAGTAAGTGATCTACCAACAATAGAACCTGTTTGGAAATACATATTTAGTGCTTCCGCTGGGTTATAGTTAGTTCCATTACCAAGATCAACCTCTGCAAGTCCGTCCATATCTAAATAGACACCGTCTGGCACAATCCTAGACATAACTTGTTGTAACTTCAAGTGTGTTAGCTGTATCATATCAGCAAAACCAATACATTTGCTAACAAGAGATTCAATACGTCCTTTGTATATTCTAGGCGCACAAATAGCATAATTCATTTCTACCTTAGTAGTATCTGCCATAGGTCTAGACATATTCTTAGCTAATTCCCATTTTAGCATTGTGTTTGTACCTAATACTTTAGCTCCACTATATAATACCTCTATAGATCTAGAAACTTTTTCAAAACTATCATTCTCTGGAGGATTAAAGCTATCGTCTTTCTCTATAGCTTTTAATAACCCTTGATCTGTTTGTTTTATTTTAAAAACTTGATTTTGATACGTTTTGTAGTCAAAATACAAAACCTGAACAGTGTTTTCGTCGTAATTACCCCAACCTGTAACGTAAGAGCTATTGCTAGGCGTGTTTTGAATTCTTTTTAATTCGTCCTCGGTTACGTTTGGAAATTCTTTTTTGAGTTCAGGTATAGTTATGGATTTTAACTCACCAACATAGTACACGTCTTCGAAGTTAGGATCTTCTGTGTATGAATATACCATATACGCAGGATCAACATAATCTACCGTTATGCCTTCTGCAGTATTAAAATTAGTTTTAGTTGCTGAAATACCTAATACAGTTAAATCCATATTAAGTCTGCGTTTTACTAAGTCATATTTGTTTTGAGCAAATACAGTAGATATAGCTTCCTCTTCCGCTATTTCTATAGATTGCTTATAACTTAGTTGCATATGAAGCTCTAGCTCTTCGTCTGTTTCTGGTAGTAAGTCTGGATTTGAAGCTTGATACAAATCTATTCCAAGAGTTGCTTTTAAGTTATCTAAATATTCTTTAGCCAACATATCTTCATATATCTTAGAAGCATAATCTGTTCTTTTCTTTATAGAAGCAGGGTCTTGAGCGTAAGCTTTTATATCGTAAGTTCTAGCAGATATGCCATTTACTACTATATCTACAAACTTAGATAATATAGGCACTGGTTTCCAGTCTAAGTTTAAATAAGATAAATCACCGTTTATAGATAATTCATTTTTGTATTTTTGTATAGATTGCTCGCCTCTAGCATATAATCTTAACTCATTAAAGCTATTCCAGTTAGTCAAATACCTATTACCTGTTGTTCTACCCGCAGAAAACCATTCGCCTTCTATAGCTTGCGCTACTTGACTTCCGTATTCTAAACTAGCTTTTTCCGTGTCACTAACTACTTGACTAGGAAATGAGCTTCTGGTATTAGTATATATATTCATTTAACTTATTATTTTTGATGTATTTCCTTTGTTATCGTACTTTCTAAAACCTAAATCTACCGCCTTAGGTTTTTGCCTAGGCGCGTTAGGTGCGTATCTATGTTTATTACAAGCCATTAAAGCTAGACCTGAACTAATAGATGCATCATGCTTTGTTCTGTTGTTAATATTAAACTTAGCCCAGTCTTCTAATGTTCTTTGAAAATATGTGTCTCCGTGACCTGTTTCTTTTCTACCTACAAAATCATTTATATAAGTTTCAATTGCTGCAGCGTGTGCTTGTTTAATATCTTCACTAGAGTTTGGTATTCCACCTAGCTCTCTTTCTGTCACAGACAGTTTATTATATTTTCTATCAGGTCTGTTAATTGAATAACCTCTGTAGCCTCGACGCTTGAAATAATACAATAGTCTAGGTTTATTGTTCTCAGCTAATATAGGCATCCCGTAGAATACACAAGCCATTAGAACGTCTTCAAAGAATATCTCAGCAGTCTGAGGCCGAGCTATATATTCTAAAAAAAACATATTCGGAGGCACGTCCTCCATTGAAAACTTTGTTAAACCGTGAAGAGATCCATTGGATCCTCTACCGTCCACAGTGCCTGATATGTCATATGGATCGCAGCCAAATGCTCCACAATGCTCATTGCCAGGATAATTAGTACCATTTTTTATATATCTTTTATTTTGAAGATTTGCAGGTGGAACCCAGGTTACTAAAAATCTACCATCTTTGTTTGGTACAAATATCACCTTAGTATCTTGCTTGGCGTTCTCCCATTGAAAACTTCCTTTTGTTACTTTAATCGAGTTTTTAAGATCTTCGTTAAAATCTATTTGCTCGTATATCTTTGTCAAGTTAAATAGAGATTGTTTTGATTCATCTCTAAACGCGTGTTTAGTTGTGCGTGGGAATTGTCTGTAGAATTCATTTAAACTGTCTTGATCAGACTTTAAACCTTCTACTTCATTGTCCCAATATTCTATTACGCCTTGTGTTATTTTTGTTCCGTGTGGGTCTTCAACTCCTTCTTTTGGTGTGTTGAATACAGGAAAGCCATAAGAATCAATGTATCCTTCGTAGTTCCATTCCATAGGTATGAACAAAGAATAGAGTCCTGAGCGTGTCTGTCCATTGGCGTTTCTTTGTGTAACATCTGAATCATTGTAAAGTTTTTTAAAGTTTGCACCACCTTTGTCTAAAGCATTTGAGGTACTACCCATCATACACTTGCCAATAACTCTAGAACCTAATCTTAAACAAGTTCTGGTTACTCGCCAGTTGTTTAATATATTTGTAGGTCTCTCCCACTTTCCACTTTCATCGTGTACTAGTAGTTTTAGTTTCTCTCCATCGTAGGAGTTGTCGCCCGTGTTCTTCCAGTCGATCGTTGTGTCGAGACCGGTAATCTCTTGGAGCTTCTCGTTCGAGTCAAGTTTACGCCTGGTAAACTTTGATGCTGGGACGCGATAGGCAAGTTCGGTCTTCGGGCGATCCATACCGTCCTGGATCGGCTTGAAGAAGAACGGGTAGTTGACCGAAATCGGTACGACCTTATCTGTGAACATCTTCTTTGCATCTGGACCAGATTTGGACAGTATCCCAAACCGTGAATCCGTAGATATGGTTGCAAGGTTAACTGATTCAGCTGAGGACATAAACGAGAATCCGCTACGACGGTTCTTAAGATAACACATTCCATAAGACCGCTTGTCGGCCTTACAAGCTTCCCAGAATATATAGAATAATCTGTTTGACTCGCGAAAGTCTGGTTGCCCGACATCAATCTTACTCCACTGCAAGTACATGTAGTTAGTACCAGTAATATAAGTAGGCTTGCCTTTGTTAATAAACCAAAAACCTTCTTCGCGCCGTGTAAATTCTTTATCAATGTAATCATACCATTTTTCTTTAAAGTCTAACGGATATTCTTCCCAGTCAAACACAGATTTAATTTTACTTAATTCTTTTGGATACTTAGTATAAGACCATCTGTCGTTTTCAAACTCTACAATATCTTTTTCTTTAGGCAGAGCTATTAAAAGATCCTGTATCTTATATATCTCACCTATTTCGCCAGTTTTACTAATAACTACTAAGTCGTGCTCAGCATTGTGCCCATATTCCCACTTCTTGTACCTATTCATT